CGCGCAAATGACCGTGTTGGTGCTCCACGAGTTGATGCATATCCCGTCGAAAGACGACAAACTGATTGACCACGACGTACAGGATTTTCGAGCGATTCTAGGTATTGATTTAGACTGGTCGGAGCCAGGCACGGAAGTACCGGATATATTAGGTAAACAGTATGGCCGATCAAGGAAAAAAACCGCCGTATCTGCCGTCTAAGGCCGAGCATAGATTACTCGAAGCGCTTTTAGATCCGCAGAATCGCATGAAAGGCGTGCTGGATGTCTGCAGGATTGCCAAGGTGGGGAAAGACACCTACTATAAATCGTTTGAGAAAGCAGACTTCTGTGAGCTTTACCGAGGGCAATCGCTGAGCATCATCAGGCGAAGTATCGCGCCGATCGTAAACGCCATGGTGAAAGAGGCAAAGCGCGGCAGCGCCCAGCATCAGAAAATGAGTCTCGAGATGATCGGCGAATACTCAGAGCAGCATGTCGTGACGACCGAAACCTACGCTGAGCGAATAAAGAGGTTGCGTGGTCAATCCAGTAAGTGAAATAGCGGACCCTGTTATCGCCGAGACCGAGGCGCTATGGTTATCCTCGTTTCCCGACTACGCTCGCGATCTTCTCCGTATCCAGACCAAGAAATCACTTCTCGTCCCCTTCGTCAGAAACCCTGTCCAGGAAATAAAAGCCAAGATCAAGCAGGATATCCGCAATAACGGCCGCCTACTGCGGCTGATCATCCTCAAAGCCCGACAGTTTGGGATCTCCACGGACGAACTCATGGAGATGCTCTGGGAGGCGTCAACCCACGAGAACCGCAACTGTATCATAGCCACCCATGACCCGGACAGCACGGATTACCTGTTCCGCGTCGTCAAGCGCGCCCACGAGCACATACCGATCGATGAATGGCGGCCACCTAAGAAGGCGTCGAACGCAAAAGTCCTCATCTTCGAGGGCATTGATTCGGCGATCCGCGTGGGGACCGCCGGCAAGGACAACCTGGGCAGCGGGACGACAGTCCACCGCGCCCTGTTGTCTGAACTCGCCAAGTGGCCGCGGACCGTCGTCGACGCCATCCTGACATCGCTCCTACAGACCATCCCGAAGACCATGGACTCCGAACTCGTCATCGAGAGCACGGCGAACGGCGTCGGTGGGGAATACCACGATCTCTATTGGGGGGCCCGTTTCCAGTACGAGGTCTTTCTGAACCGCGGCAAGCCTGACTTCCGCTGCCGGATCAATCCAGACGCCAGTAAGGACAACGAATACTCGGCGGTCTTCATTCCGTGGTTCTGCCACGAAGAATACGAGATGGATCCCGAACCCGGGTTTAAGCGAACCGACGAAGAGAAGGCGCTCGCCAAGACCTATGGTCTCAACGACGTCAAGCTCCAATGGCGCCGGCATACCATCGCCAACGAGTGCCGGGGAAGCATTGAGAAGTTCCACCAGGAGTACCCGTCAAACCCACAGGAGGCCTTTCTGGCATCCGGGCGTCCCGTCTTCGATGTCTCCAAGCTCTACGAGCGCATCTCCGCCTGTCCAAACCCAATAGCGTTTTACGAGTGCATTACCTCGGTCGGTCAATTCGTGGCCCGCACTCCACAGGTAGAAGGCGATACCGACGGTCTCCTGCAGGTCTACGGAGAACCCTTGGCTGGTGTGCCCTACGTGGTCTCCGCCGACGTCAGTGAGGGCATCGAGATCGGTAAGGGCACGGATTTTCACTCGGCCGACGTCTGCGAGCAGCTGACAGGGAAGCAGGTAGCTCATTGGCATGGTAAGTGCCCGCCGATTGAATGGGCTGTCATCCTGCAATTCATCGGCTACCGCTACAATACGGCGTGGTTGGTCCCCGAGCGCAACAATCACGGCACGGCAGTTGTCGGCAAACTCGACGAGCTCAAGTACCCCAGCCTGTATTTCGAGGAAACACCGAATCCCCCGCATCGTCCGGTCAAGCGTTACGGCTGGCTCACCGTGGGCGGGAAGATGGGAGACGCCAAGTCGCTGATCATCGATGGCCTCGTGCAGGCGGTCAACAATAATTACGATGGCATTCAGTGCAAGGACACCCTGCGCGAGATGATCACGTTCAAGCACAACAAGGACGGCAGCATGGGCGCGGAGACCGGACGCCACGATGACCGCGTGATGAGTTATGCGATTGGCCAGCACGTCAGGCGTCGCCTGCCCTTGCCCAGCGGTTTGCGGCATGCCGCCTATCAGAACCAGCCGGCTGTCCCGGCGGGAGCCTACACGTAATTCATCCAGGAGAGGGGATACACAGTGGTTAAACAGTACCTAGTGACTATCTCACATCGATTTACTTCTGAAGTCTCGGCTAATTCCGTATCCTATTTTTCCACAGCCGTCAGCCCGGCAGTAGCCAATATCGCCGCTCAAGAAATGGCGAAGACAGTTTTCCCAAGTGGCACTGGCGGAAAAGTATACGTTTGCGTTGAAGAACAGCAGCCGCGGACCCTGATGGGCAGACTACTTGGGCTTTAGGAGGACACATGGGCCAGGCATCCCTGCACGACAACAGCGTCATCCCGATCAGCACCCGTGAAGAGAATATCCGCGAGTTATCGGTGAGTCCGAAAACACGGAAGCGCATAGAGAATGCCATGGCGACGCTCGAGATGAACGTACGCTGGTTCCTCGAAGCGCACTGTGACATCCGCGGCGCTCAGGACCTCACGTTACCCAGGGAAACGCTTAAACTGCGCATGGAACTCATGAATGTCCAAGTCGCGCATGTTCGCGTTGCCGAGAAGCCTCAATTGAATGGTGTGTGGATCATCAAGAGCGGGAAACCGCAGGTATCATTCACCGATCCCGTGCTCAAGGACGGCTGGCCACAGATCAAAATGATCAACCTCGCGCCTGCCGCTATCGTCACATCAGCCCACATCTTGTCAGCCGGCAATGGCAAAGGGAAGGCAAGCACATGATGCAGGCTCCACAATACGCGATTCCCCCACAGGCAGGCGTGCCCACGCACAAGCCGTTAACCACCGAACCCCTGCCTCCTGTTCCCGCCGGCGTGCTCTCCGCGGCCAGTGCGCAGCCACAGGCGTCGGGATCTCCGGGCCTTAACACTCAGGTCGTGGCGTCCCTCGGCCTGTTCCTGCGCGCACAATACGACCGCAGCAAGCAGGAACGCGTGTCGTCGGGCATCGAAGAGAAGATGATCAGGGCCAAGTATGCTCGTGCCCTAGAATACGAACCCGCGAAGAAGGCGCAGATCGCCGCGCTGTTCGACGCCAGCTATGAACCCCCGTACATGCCGGTCATCGAAACCAAGTGCCGGGCCCTCGAGGATTGGGTGATGGACGTCTACTTCCAGGCCGGCCAGCGACCATTCGACGTGCAGAACACACCTGACCCCATGGTGTCTCAGGAGGTCCAGGACCTCGTTCGCATGAACTACAAAGAAGTCATTGCCAGGCAAATCGTCCAAGAACAGGTCATGCCGAGAGCTGACGGCGGCCGAGGTAGCTTGGATCCCAATACGCTCGACGCGCTCATCGAAGAGGCCATGCAGGCCAAGGCAAAGATGATTGAAGCCGAGATCAAGCGCACGGCCAAGGAGATGACCGAGAAGTTCTCGATCACCGTCGAAGATCGTCTTGCGGAGGGCGGCTGGTATCAGGCGCTCCGCGAACTCGTCCACGATATCTGCACGTATCCCGCGGCCTTCATGGCGGGACCCGAGGAACGCATGGTGACCCGCAGGAAGCGCGTATTTGACCAACAACTCGGCCGGTACGTCACCAAGCACTCGGATGCCCCTGGAGAGAAGTTCAGGCGGGTATCGCCGATCAACGTCTACCCTCTGGTCGGCGGCAAGACATGCCGGGATGGTATGATAGAGCGCACACAGTACAATCCCATGGACATACAGGCCATGAAAGGCGTGCAGGGATTCAACGACGCCGAGATCTCCGCCGTGCTCGGCGAGATCGAGAGTGGTGCGCTGAGAGAGTGGACGGCCATAGACAGCCGGATCGCCAATCTCGACAATAAGAGCTCGAACAGCATGTATATGGGCGACAACGTGGACGCCCTGATTTACTGGGGACAGGCGCCCGGCAAACTGCTCATCGAGTGGGGAATGAACGCTAAGACGCAGGTCATTACTGACCCAACGCGCTGGTATCGCGTCTACGCAATCCAGATCGGCAACCACACCATCATGGCGCGCCTCAATCCGAATCCGGACGGCCGCGTAAACTATTTCAAGGCATCATTCATCCAAGACCCCGACAAGTTCTGGAATATCAGCCTCCCCGACGTGCTCTGGCCGCATCAGGTCACCGCTAACGCCGTCATCCGCGCCTGCGGTTTCAACGTCGGCATCGCCAGCGGACCCATCATCGAACAGGACATTGATCGCATCCCCGATCGCGGCCCGCTGCACGCCCTCAAACGGTTCTTCTCAACGGGCTCCCAAATGGCGAATGGACGCGCGATGAACTTCTACACCGTCCAGCTTATCACGGGCCCCCTGCGCGACTTCTACGAGTTCATAATGACGCTCGCCGACTACGACTCAGGCGTGCCCCGCATGGCGCACGGCGGCCAGGGACCGGGGGGCGGCGTCACGAATACGGCGAGCAGCATGAGTATGTTCTTGTCGACGAGCGCGCGTGGCGTGAAGGCAGTCATTGAGCACATAGACCGAGGCATAACTGAGCCATCGGTTGAAGCCGAGGCCTATTACATCCTCGACAACGACGAGTCAATCAGTCAGCCGCCCGGAGAACTGAAGATTATCGCCAAGGGGTCAAGCGCGCTCATCGCCAAAGAGCAGTCGGCGATCCGCCTGAAAGAACTTCTTGCGGAGACCAACAACCCCGTTGATATGCAAATCATCACCGCCGACGGAAGAAAGCACCTGTTACGCGACGCCATGAAGGCGCTGCCCATCGACCTCGACAAGGTATTGCCGGAGGAGCGACAGATCATTGAGCAGATGACAGGCGCTCCGATGGCCGCCGGCCTCATGGAACCCCAGAACGGTGGCGGCCCGGGTATGCCGAGCGCGGCCCTCAGCATGGCTGGCGACCGTATGGGTGGCCAGGACTTTTCCCTCTTTGGAGGCGGAGCGTAAATGCTGAACGAACAGACGAAGAAGATGCTGGTGAGGATCCAGAACGACACGCCGGTCCACGGTGATGGCAAGGAATTACTCGATCTCATTGAATCGCTGAGAATTGCCGCGCTCGTGAAAAGCGTGACGCCAGACCCTACGCATTGCCGCTGGCAGCAGGGAACGGCGCTCGGCTACGCAGAGCTTCTCAAGGAGTTCAACGACGCCCTGCACGGTAAATGATGACAAGATTTCAGATAGACAGGCAGACACCGGAGAAAGGAGACAGGCATGATACTTAAAGTGATGACGGAAAGCGGATGGCTGTATATCGGCGGCATAAAGTCGCTGGACCTAAACAAAGACGTGTCGGTAAAAGATTACGGGGTATCGGGGATCGCGAATGAAGACTGGTATGAGATCGTCGGCAAGGTGCCGTCAAACGCTCCCGCCAAGTCTGCGGTAAAGAAGATCGTCGGCATGCGGGAAAACGGCAATCGGTTTCTCGTCAAGTTCGACGGCCCCGTGTACCTGATGAGCGATGACGGCAAGACAGTAGAGAAGTTCTAAACGACACAGCCCTGTTTATCTGAATATTTTACGCGGTCTTTGACAACTGAATACGGACACACCGAGCAGACAATTTCCGGCTTCGATGCCCCCCAGGGGACACATCGAGGCAAACCTATATTTACCGATCGGACACCCGGCCCTCCGGGCCCGACGGCTACATTTAACGCAGGACACCCGAAAGGGCCTTGCGTCGGGCGGACACCCGGTTCACCCGGGCCCGCAAAAAGGAGACAGTATGGACCATCCACCCAAAAAGACAGTGCCGCAGCATATCAAGGAAGCCATCGCGAGAAGTGAAGCGAACATTGCGGCGATCGCCGAGGGAAAACCAGTAGAGGGAACACCGCCGGCACTGGCGGCTCCCCAGGCTCCCCCGGTAGAATTTCCGGAAATGCCGCAGATCCCTCAGCCTGGCCCGGCACCCGTACCGCAGTCACCCGCACCACCGGCACCCGCAGCCATTGACCTGCAACTTGAACCCGCAGTCGTCGTCCCCGCTCAGCCGCAACATCCGGCGCCCGGCGCAAAACCCGGTGAAACACCGGAGGATACCATCAGGCGGATGAGCGCGGCGATTGAGACGCTGCAGTCCAAGTACAACAAAGAGGTTCCCCAGCTGATGCGCGACAACGCCGCGCTGAGGAAACGCGATGAACAGGTCAAGGTCATTGAAGCCGATAACACCGGCCTCAAGCAACGGGTAACGGAACTCGAAGGACAGCTCGAGGCCGCCAAGACCGCAGCGCCGCAGCCGACAGGCTCGGCGGCGATCACTGCAGACGTCCAAAAGCTCGCCGATGAATGGGCTGTAGACCCGCAGCAACTCGCGGATTTCCAGAACGCCACCATCGCCGCAGCCATGGCAAAGATGCAGAAAGCTCAGCCTCAGCAGGCAGCCCCCCAAGCCCCCGCTGCACCGCCGGCCGCTCCTACGCAGGAGCAGCCCATATCCACGGAGAAAGCGCTCTACCTTTCCACTCTGGACATGCTCATCGGTGATACGGAGGCCAATGGAGCCGCACTACGCGGGCAAACGCTTGTTGACCCCGATTTCGTCGTATTCCTCGGCATGACCGATGCCAGGACATCACGGCCGGTCCGGGAGACAGCGCAAGCCGCCGAGCAGTCCAACAATGCGATCGTGATGTCGCGGATATACGGAGCCTTTTTCAAGTGGAAAGCCCAGAGGTCTCATCCAATCCAACCAAAGGACCTGATGCCGCACACAGAGGGCGGGCCATCGGGAGACCTCAACTCAAATAAAAAGCCCGTGTATACCGCCGCTCAGGAAGCGGAGTTTCAGTCGCGCATGCGTCGCCAGTATTACAGCGGAATCGGGAAACCAGCCGAGGAAGCCAAGAGACTGGCAGTCGAGCGCGAATACTGGAGCAATGAATTCGCCGCAGCCCGAGCGGAAGGCCGTATACAGGGGTAAACGAAAGGATATCCCAATGAAAAGGTTCGTGAAAAAACTGAAGCCATTGCAGTTCGCGATGCTTCTCCTCATCGCGGTGTTGTTCGCCTTCGGCGTCGTCGCGTCCACAGACGAGTCGTTCGCCAGTATTGGCTACGCTCTGCCGTTTCTCGCGTTCTTCGGTGTCGTGCCCGGCGCGCCCGGCACCCCCGACCAGTCCACACTGACCGGTAGTGGCGAGATCCCGATTCTCTTCAGCAACAAGGTCATCGAAGAGTTCTATGACGTCAGCGTCGCCCCCTTTACGGCAAACTCCGATTACGAGGGAGAGATCAAACAGAAGGGCGATACGGTCGTCATCAATAGCCTTCCCGACATCTTGATTCAGGACTATACGCCCAACGGTACGATCAACTGGCAGCTGCTTGCCATGGGCCGCGTGGACCTCAAGGTGGATCGGTCGAGCTATTTCGCCATCCGCCTCGACAAGATCACCCAGGCCCAGCTTGCCCAGAAGAATACCCTGGACCGCTACAGCAAGCACGGCGCCGAGCGTATGCGCGAGCACATCGATGAAAAGTACCTCGCCGACGTGTACCTGTCCGCTCATGCCGAGAACAAGGGCCTGACGGCTGGCCGCAAGTCGGCCGGCTACAACCTCGGCGTGACCGGTACGCCGATCCAGATGAACAAGGCCAATGCCACGGACATGATCGCCCGAGCGGCGGCCGTCGCCACCGAGCAGAACTGGCCGAAGCAGGGCAGGTGGATGATCATCCCGACGTGGATGAAGTATCTCCTCGACACCAGCGAGCTCAAGGAGGTCAGCGTGACGGGCGCCGCGACGTCGTTCATGACGAACGGCGGGTATTTCAAGCGCCTCTATGACTTCGATCTCTTCGAGACGAACCTCTACACGCCCGTCGAGACGGACTGCTACAACATCACGTTCGGCCACAAGGTCGGCGTGACGTTCGCCGTGCAGCTCACCGACATGGAGTGGCACGACAAGTTCGAGAACACCATCGGCAAGGGCATGAAGGGCTTCCAGGTCTACGACTGGAAGGTCATCAAGTCGGAGGCCGTCGGCGTTCTCTACGCACGGAAGGCCTAGTTTATCTGGCTGAGCGTGGCGTAATCACATAAACCCCGGGGCCCGGCCGACCTGGCCGGGCCTCTACAAAGGCAGGAGAAGGAGAACAAGATGAAAATGTTCATGAAAAACAGCTTCGGTCTGGCGATGATCGTCATCGCCGTGGCCCTCGTGCTCACCGGCGTCGGTGCGCCCCTCGGGCTCTGCCTGGCCTTTGCCGGCGTGACCACCACGGATAAAACCGACGGGCAGGTCGGCATGCAGGCCCTGCGTATCGGAAAGGACGGCACCATTCGCAAGCGCTTTACGATTCCCCTCGCCAAGCAGGTGGCTTCGGACGTCCTTCAGCTCCTAGCCGTCAAGGCTGGCTGGCTGGTAAAACAGGTTCACATCATCATGGTCACGCCGACTACCGGCGACGCGCTGACCGCCAATTTCGGCGACGACGGCGCTGCGGCAGGCTTTGATGCCGCGATGAGCCTCAAGGGGGCGGCGGGCACGCGGACCTACGGTATTGACGGCACCGACGCCTATATCACGTCGGCGGGCCGCTACTACCCCGCCGCCAACACGATTGATCTCGCTTTCGTCACGGTGACGAACCCCGCTGGCGATGTCGTGTTCGATCTCATTGCCGAGGTCAAGGACTTCAGCGTGTAACCCACACGTGGCAGGGAGTAGTCAGCCCTGCCAGTTTTTCGCGGCCGGCGAATCCGGCCTGATTAACAATCCCGCTAAGACGGGGCATGGAGGCAACAATGCAGAGAAGCGAATTCAGAGGAGATTTTTTCACAGTGGACGGCATGGTCAATGGACACTCGACCGTCCTGGTGCTCAAGCGCGACGCCGCGGAGAACGCGCTGCTCGCCACGTGTACGACCATTCCTGATGCCAAGGCAGGATATTCCATTGGCTGCAGGCTGATCAAAAGGGACGCCGCGAATGGCCAGTGTACCGAGTGGCGCAACCAGGGCACGGCGAACTCCTGCGCGTTCCGCCCGGTGGGACCGGTCATCGGCTACGGGTTTTCGATCGGCGGCACGCAGGTCTTCATCAGCGGCACGGCGGGTCTTAT